TGCCTTGACCCCTCGGAAAATTCGTTGGCATAGTTGGCACGTTGGCTCATTTGAGCCACGGCGCGAGCCGTGGCACGGAGGCGGCTCGGTGGCGAAGGTCGCGGGAGATTTGATAGCAGCGGCGAAAGAACTCCTGATCGCGGGCGCGTCTGCCCGCTCGGTAGCGGTGCAGCTCGGGCTCCCGCGTGAGCGGGTGCGGAAGTTGTCACACGATCCCGACGTGGTCGGGGCGATAGAGGCGAGGGATAGGGAGAAACGCGAGGCGACGCGGCGGATCCAGCGACAGATAGGGCTGCCCTCTGCCGCACGGGAACGCAGGACCCAGCCGCCCGTCCCGGCTGCCGGGAGCATGATCGCCCGAGCGCTCGCGATTCCGCCGCGGGCAGGCTCGGAGCCGTGGGGCGATCTGGGGGAGGCGTTCACGCTGGAGGGAATGCTGCCGGGGCAGTCGCGCGTCCTCTTCGAGAGGGCGGCAGACGGGATCCCGATCCCGCTCGCTGCGGTGCGGGCAGGCTGCGCGGAGGGCGACCCGGCAGTCTGGGAGAGCCGTGCAAACATGGGGGAGGAGCCGTTCTTGTCCTACTACCGCGCTCTATTGATGGCCTCGATCGCGGCTGTCGAGGAGCTCACCTTCCGGGTCGCGGACGGTGGGATGGGATGGCAGGGGGCGGCGAAGCTCCTCGGCGCTCTGCGTCCTGATATCTACGCAGTGAAAGACCGGACAGGCGGAGAGCAGGCGAATTCGATCGAGGGGCTCGACGATGCGCAGCTGATCGAGATCGCGCGGGAGCAGCTGATCGAGATCGACGGGATAGAGGTCCCGCGGGTGAGCGGGGAGAAAAAGATCGTGCCCCTGCACGACACAGGGATGGACGACGAGGTGACGGATGCTGGCAGGCGATGAGATCGGATGCGGATCGCGGCGCATGACCGCGGAACTTGTGGAGCTATTGCGGCGCCGGGCGAAGCTGCGGCTGAAAGCCTTCGCCCGCCTGTTCTGGAGCGTAGTCAACCCGGGAACGGAGATGTTGTGGAACTGGCACCTCGACTGTATTTGCGACCACTTGGAAGCGGTGAGCGAGCGGCGCCTTCATAAGGTCCTGATCTGCGTCCCGCCCGGCTCCTGCAAATCGACGCTGGTCGGGCAAATGTGGCCGACGTGGGAGTGGTTGCGCTCACCTGAGCGGCGCTGGGTGTTCGCCACGAATGCACTCGATAACGCAAAAAAGGAGGCGATCTATCGGCGGAGCATAATCCAGTCTCCGCTCTATCGGCGCCTCGCCCCGCCCTTCGACTCGCGGCTGCGGACGAAAAATATCCTGACCGTCCGCAATCAAAAAAACGGCGCATTCCGCGGGCTCTCGACTGGGTCTGCGATCACTGGAGATCATTTTGATAACCAAGTGATCGACGACCCGAACGATGCGCAGCGCGTAGCCGCAGACGAGCTCGATATGGTTAATTTTTGGTACGATAACGCCTTCAGCTCGCGGAAGCGGCAGGACAACTCCCTCGTCGTGATTCAGCAACGCCTCGCACCGAACGATCTCAGCGGGCACCTGCTCGAAGTGGTCGACTTCGACGCGGTGCTCATAATCCCAATGCAGTACGACCCGAGGCACACGATGAAAAGCCCGCTCGGCTGGAAGGATCCGCGCACAGAGGAGGGGGAGCTCATGTGGCCCCAGCGGTTCTCTGAGGCGGACGTGATGCTCGCCCGGCGCACGCTGGGGGAGGCTGCCTATCGCGCCCAATATCAGCAGCGCCCGATGGCGCTCGGCGCTGGGGTCACGTTCCGCCGCGAGTGGTGGCACCGGTGGACCTGCCCGCCGTCTGACGTGATCTCGTGGTATGCCACGGTCGACACGGCCTCCTCGATGAGGCGCGGCAGCGACAACTCGGTCGTCGAGGTCTGGGCGCTGTCGCGGGCAGGCGTGGCCTATCTGATGTTTCTCGAGTTCGGGCACTGGGATATCAAAACCAAGATCGACAAGATTTTAAACGCGCTCGACGTCTATCCGCAGTGCAGGCAGGTAGCTATCGAGGAGCGGGGCGAAGGCTTCGCGGTCGCAGACATGCTCGATCAGGCGCTGAAGCCCAGCGGGCGCGGCGTCAAGCGGTGGACGAATCAGTCCCCCAAAGAAACACGGATCACGCTCTGCGCGCCGCTCGTCGAGAGCGGGCATATAGTGGTTCCCGAGGGGGATATGGGCGACGCGCTGATCGACGAAGCGGCGCAGTTCCCGGAAGGGGACCACGACGATATGATCGATGCTATGGGGATGATCGCGAATATCTGGATGCGCGAGCTCACGTCTGCGACCTACGCCTCAGATATTGCGAAAGGCGGCGCCCGCGGCGTGGAGCGACTGGGCGGCGGCGGAGTGATGAGGTCGAGCAATCGCCCAGACGACGAGAAAATCCGCTACGGCGGCAGGCGCGCAAACGTGGGCGGCGGCCTGCCGCGCAAGGCGCCCGTGTGGTACAGGTGACGCGGTGTTTTGTGATCGACTGCGTATTTTTCGTGGGACGGAGGACCTGCTCCGTCTCACAAATGAGCTCGCACGGATTGGGGCTCGCTACGGGCTCAGCCCTGCCGGGCTGTCTGCGCTGCGATCGATCGCAGCCTCTGCGATGGCGGTCAGGCGCGAGGTGGATCCAGAAGAACGCGAGTTTTTGTCAAAAAAGCCTAAATCCTTTTGAAGCGTTGGGCCTTGTGACGTATACTGAACGGAGGAGCGCCTATGAAGCTTTTCGATCGACTCTTTCGACGCAAAAACGAGCAGCCCGTGATCTACGCACCGCGGCGGCTGTCGCGTCCTGATCTGTATGCAGACCGGGCTCGCCTGATCGATGGCGTTTGGGAGTCGCCCGAGGCGTGGATCCGGACAGCGCTCACGATGCTATCCACGGACCCAAAGATCAGCGGCTACGCCTCTGCGCTGCGGCACTCGATCCTCGCTGCGTCGTGGACGGTGGAGCCCGGCTCCGACGATCCGCAGGCGCAGCTCGTGGCGGACAAGGTCCGCGACGCGCTGGGGCTCGATGGGCATATTTGCCACCTGTCGAGCGGCTCATTCGAGGCGGAGGTGACTAAGATCGTCGACTTCGCCCTCTATGGGCGCTACGTGGTCGAGGAGATCTGGGCGACGGATGCGGACGGGCGCGAGTGGCTCTACGGACTGGGCGATATCGATCAGCGCACGATCGGGATCGTGATTCGCGATCCGGCGACTGCGGTCCTGACTGGGATCGTGCAGAACCCGCTCTCGGGGATCGGCGAGGTGATCCTGCCCTCGACAAAAGTCCAGATCTACACGTACCGCGGGCAGGGAGACGAGACTCTCGGGATCGGGATTTTGCGCCCGTGTTATCAGTGGTGGGCCCTTAAGAATTCGTTGATCAACTCGCTCGACGCAGGCTCTCGCAGGTGGGCGATCCCCACCCCGCAGATCACGTTTGATCGAGATCTGCTCCGCGCCCTGTACACGGATACCGAGATCAAAGCGTTTTCAGAAAAAGTGGGGGAGTGGGCCGAGCAGTATATGGCAGGGGAGACGGGATACGTCCAGACGCCCGCTGGGATCAATCTCTCGCTCTACGGCGGGACGTTCGACCCGCAGCGCATGATCTCGGCGATTCAGACATGCGATCAAGAGATCAGCTCCGCATTCTTGACGCAGTGGATGGAACTCGGGCTCGGAGAGGTCGGGAGTCGCAGCGTCGGGGAGATCCAATGGAACGCATACAAGGCCTCGATATCTAACTATCTCGACGCAATCGCTGGAGTCTGGAATGGGCCGAACAGGCCCGGCGGCGGGACGATTGCGCGGTTCCTCCAGCGGTCGATGTTTGGGCCCGAGGTCGAGATCCCGCCCGACCTCCTGCCGCGGCTGCGGCATAAGGGAGTCTCGGTCGACGCATTCCGCGATTTGATCGGCGTTATGCCCCAGCTCGTGACCGCAAATCTCCTCACTCCGACGGACGATCTGGAGTCGAGGATCAGGCGCGAGATCGGGATCAATCCGCTCTCCACCCCAGACCGAGACGATCGACTGGGGACGGCAGACGGGCAGGGGATCTCGATCGAGCCTCGCATCTCGCAGGGCGGCAGGCCGTCCGGATCGGGGGTGCTATGATCTCCGACGATGCAATCTTGATCCTGATCGTGAGCCTGCTCTCGGTCGCTGCGATGTGCTCGGTGCTATGGGCACGGGAGGACGCACGGCATGATCGCCTCGAATGATGTCCCGTATGCGCTCGCCGCAACGGAGACGGCACCGGGCCGCCTCGCAATCCGCGGCGCCCTGCGGACAGATCCAGTCGATGATCTCGACTCTGCGGCGTACTCCGTGATCCGCGACTGGGTCGCGGATCAGGATCCAGACGCGGAGCTCGTCTTCGATATCGACTCGCCCGGAGGCGATGTCGCCGGGCTCGAAGCGCTGACGCGAGCGATCACAGAGCACCCCGGCAAAACGACCGCGCTCGTCTCGGGCTGCGCCGGGAGCGCGGCGTACTGGCTCGCCTCCAGCTGCGACGAGGTGGTCGCGTGGCCGTCTTCGACGATTGGATCGATCGGCTCGATGATCACTATCCGAGGCGACAGGGGCGAGGACCGGGACGTGGTCGCTGAGCTATCCCCACGCAAAAACGCCGTCGATGATCCGCAGTGGCAAGAGATGATCGACGCGACGGCGGAGCGGTTCCTGCGCCACGTTGCGACGCGCCGGGGCTGGGCTGAAAAGGATTTGAAGGCTGTCGCCGCACGGTGCGGCGACGGAAAACTGATGACGTCCGCGGAGGCTCTCTCTCGCGGCCTGATCGACCGAGTGGTCGAGGAGGGATCAATGGACGAAGAATTGATGCCACAAGTGGAGCCCGCAGAGGGCGAAGAAAAATCGATCGACGAAGTCGTGCGCGAGCTGATGGCTGCTCGTGACGACCACGAGCGGCGCATTGCCGAACTCGAAGCGATCATTGCGAATCAAAAGCGCGAAGTGGCAGACGATACCGCAGACCTCAAGAGGAGCGCAGGGACGAAGAGGTCGAGGAGGAGCGCCCGGTTGCCAAGTGCGACAAGCCCCGCGCCGAATCCCGGCAGATCGCAGCTCTCGCTCGGCAGGTGCGCGAGGTGGGACGCAGGCAGCGCGACGATACGATCGCCCGCCTGAGCGCGGAGGGACGGATCAGCGCCGCCGATCTGGAGACCGCCCGCTTCCTGTATGATAACAATAAGCCGCTGTTTGACCGGCGCTTTGGTCGCCCGGCTGCGATGTCCACGGTCTCGCGGATCTCGTCGCCTGAGGCCGCGCCTCGCACTCGCTACTCCGACCCGGCAGCTGTCGCTCTCGCGGCGGTGAAGGCGGGCGCGGAGATGTCGTTTACTGAACTCTAGAAGAAAGCAGGAGGGCGATAATGGGCCGCGCATCTCGCGTTTATTCTGGGGTCGACAATATCGCCGGGCTCGTGGTCGCGGACGGTCTGACCGAGGGGTCCTGCGTCGTCTGTGACGGCACCTCGCAGCCGATCGGCGTTGCTGTTTCTGTGGCCCCCAACGGGCTCGTGAATATCGCAGGCCCGCAAGAGGTCGCCTTCGTGAAGGCAGGGGCGGCGATTGCGTTCGATGCTGCCGATACTGTGACGACGACGTCGGACGGGACCGTGATCTCTGTCAATACGACCACCAACGAGGACGGAGTCTGGGTGCTCGGGACTCTCGTCCGCCCCACCGGCGCCGCTGCCGCAGAGGGCGAACTCGTCGAAGTCGCGATTAATCCCTACTACGTAGAAGCTCACGCCGGATAAGAGGAGGCATAGATGGCCACGATGAACCCGACGGGAATTTACCCGTCTTTTGCGGCGATGGCCGCAAACGCCCGCCTGATCGAGGGCTTGATGTTCGATCTGGGCAACGGTGACGATGAATATCTCGCAGGCAAAATCTGCGCGCCGGTGACGTTCCCTGCAACGGATATCCAGAACGAGATGAATATCGACGGGCGCGGCTTGCACGGCAAGATTGCCCGAATGGCGATGTGGGGCGCGTTTGGTCAGGCTCGCCCCTCGAAGATCGCCTACGGGCAGCGCCTGATCCCTGTCGCAGGGCAGGAGTACGACCCGCTCGACTACGAGGGGACCAAATACGGTAACTCGTACAACCTCTCCGTCGAGGATGTCGCGGAGATCGAAGAGATCGGCGTCGATGCGTTTAAGTGGTTTCTCGATATCCCGAGGACGCAGGTCCTCGTTGCGCGTGAGGCGGACTGGGCCGCGTTGTTCTCGACGACCGCGAACTGGGCCTCCACTGTCGCAGCGGCTACTCCGTGGACTGCCTCCAGCGGCTCGACCCCGATCCAAGATATCCAGAATTTGCGGAACAAAGTCTCGAAGTTCGGGGTCCCGGATACGATGATTCTCGGCGTCGAAGCCGCGAACGCACTCCTCGCGAACGAGGCGTTCAACGGTCCACGTCAGACCACGGTAGACCGTGCGACCCTCACCACGGAGCAGCTGGTCGAGATCCTGAAATCTCGGTTCGGTTTCGAGAATATCTATATCGGGACCGCGAAGGCAGAGACTTCTCCCGACCCGAGCAACTCGGACCCACAGTTTATCTGGGGCTCCACTGTCTGGATCGGCAAGATCGGGGAGGCGATGTCCGCGACTTCGACCGGGCGCGTCCGTGCGCGGTCTGCCGCTGTCGCGAGCATTGTCGCCCAGCCGCTCTACGCGGACGTGATCGGCCCTCGAATCAACGCGGAAAACGACGACTCCTATATCGCCCGCGTCCGTATGATCGAAAGTCTGAACGTGGTCTACGACGTGCTCGGCGGCACCCTGACCGGGGTCGTGGGGTCGTAAGGGGGAGCCCATGGCCGCGAGCCGCGTCTGCGTAGACTGCGCCGGTCAGACTCAGGCCGTGATCGGGTGCGATAACCTCTTCGAGGTTATCCTCACCCGGCCCGCGCTGTCTGCTCCGACCGGCTCGATCAAGATCAAGGGGACGAGCTACGCGCTGGAGTTTCTCGGGCAGGCTCCGATCGAGATTACCTCGCTCAAGCCCGGACGGCGTGCGCTCGTCCTGCGGGATGCGCCCACTCGTCCGCTCGCTGGGCGGCAGGGTGCAGCCTCTGTCGTGACCGACTCGTTCGAGTGGCCCTGTCAGATTCAGTCCTACTCAGTGAGCGGAGGAATCACGACAGCGACTCTCGCGGACGCACTCCAGCAAGAGCTCCCCGCGGGCACGACGGCCCAGCTCGTTTTTCGGTATTGGGCCGCGGTTCTGCCGCGGCAGACCGCACCCGTGAAGGGGTGCAAAATCGACGTGGTCTACTCTCCTGTCTCGCGAGTAGGCGAGCCTGAGACCACGATCACGTTCGACGCCGCCTACGTGCGGCAGCTGTTCGAGACGGGGTTCACGGCGCAGCATTTGCGCGAGTTCCTCGGCTCGCCGTCCAGTCCGACGGCAGACGCAGGTCTGGAGCCTGCCGTTGCTGCCGGTCTGAACGATCTAGTGCGGCACCTGCGCGTCGAGCTCGCGGAGCGCGGCCTGACTGAAGCGGATATCCCCGCAGCGTCTGCGCTCTTCGATGCTCACCGGCTCTACGCAGCTGCCGCGGTTTACGCTGTCACAAACCGAGACCTGCACGACTCGCTCCGCAGCGAGGCACGCTATGCGGCGGACGATGCCCTGCGGCACCTGTGGATCGATATCGATCCGGACGGAAATCAGGGCACCCGCGACACGCTGAATATAACAGGCCTCAGGTCGAAGGACTTCTCCTACCGCCTGCCGCCCAAACCGCCGCGGCTTCCGTGGCTTCCGGGGAGGTGGCGATGAGGCAATCGATCGGGCCTGTGATCGCTGCGATCAAAACGCGAGTCGAGTCGATCCTGCCCCTCTGCTACGAGGAATCCACGTTTACTACTCCTCCCGGGAACCTCGGAGCAGCGGACGCCGTGGACTGGATCGAGGACGTGATGCGGCTCACGCGAGAGTTTGTCGTGTACGTTTCGGGCTTACCGAAACTCACGGCGAGCTCTGCGCCCTGTCACGTCTCGACCCAGCTCTCGGTCGCTGTCGTCTACCGTGCCGAGCTCGCAGACGATGTCCGCGACGTCATGGTGGCGGACGATGTCAACTCGATTATCTCTGCCGTGATTTCACGGCCTGATTTATGGGGCGGGGCGGACGGAGTCTGGCCCGTCAACGGAGGAGCGACGCTCGCGGCGATGATCGACGCCGAGCAGAAAACCCAGACTTACGTTGCGACGATCCCCTTCGAGGTGATCACGCACTGAAAGGAGCTGAGCATGCCCTCTTCTGCGATCCGGCAGCTCGATATTGCGCCCGAGGTTTCGTACATGAGCCGCGGAGCGAACGGTGAACCTGACGCGACCGGCCTCGACTGGGATGCCTGCGAGCTCGCGGATGCGTCCGCGGTCGTGGCGATCGGGACGACCCAGACCCTCCAGTACAACACTGCGACGGGCGGATTTGCGCATCCGGTGGGCGAGGCGCTGATTGATCCGCAGTCTGGAGAGCCCGTCCGGTCCGGGACTCTGACGATCGACTGGTACCTCCGAGGAGGGATCGACCAAGGCGACGCAGATCTGGGCCTCCGCAGGTTGCTAACGACGCGCCTCCTGCTCCAGTCGAACAACGCGAGCGTGACGACCGCGAGCGTGACGACGGGCGGCGTTGTGACCTACGGATCGGGGACCCCCGTCAAGGGGCGCCCGCTCGCCTATCAGCTCAGCGACGGGCGGGTCACGTATGGAATCGCAACGAACACGACGGGCTCGAACCTACCGACGAGGACCTACGCCGCTGCGATATCTGGGCGCGGAGTTGTGCCCGGTGCTGGTGGCGGGCAGATCTCCCAGTGGGTACAGCCCGCGACTGGAGCAGATCCGATCACTTACGGCTCGAACACGGTCGCCCTGCGACTCACTGGGGACGGCTGGCAGCAACTTTGCTTTGGGTGCTCGATGACTGCGCTCACGATCACGGCAGAGGGCGACGGGCGAGCGATTCGGTGTTCTGCGACGGTTGACTGCCCCTACGTGGTGGACGTGGACGCCGCGGATATCGAGACGCCCGCGTGGCCCGATCCTGCCGAGGGACCGGTGCTCCACGCGCTCGGCTCGCCTGCCGTGATCGGGGCTTCGTACTACAACGGGGGCTCCTCGACCGCGCCCTGCGTCTCGACGTGGTCTGTCTCGCTGTCGTGGACGACTGCGGGCAGTGCCTGCGGCTCGTACTGGTCCGGGCGGGCACCCCTCGAAGCTACCGCACTGGAGACCACGATCTCGCTCACGATCGGGCACCCCGCGGAAGATTTGCGGCAGGTCCTCGCTTCGTACTGGAAGAACGGCTCGAAGTTCACCGTGGAGCTGCCGTTCGGCGGAGACGTCTCCGCTTCCGCGAGCCCGCGTCCGTGGGGCGGTGCGATCATTATTCCCGCGGCCTACGTGACGAGCGGAGACGTCCTGATTCAGGACTTGAGCGGAGACGCGATCCAGACGAGCGCGGAGCTGACGGCAGGACTCCCGGCAGACGATGCTCTCCCGCTGATCTCGTTGATTCTGATCTGAAAACAGGAGCCGAATCATGCAATACGTGAAACAAATCGCCTATCTGATCTTGATCATTCTCGGGTCGTTTCTCGGGGTGAAGGTCGGGAAGATCGACGACCCGCAGGGCGAGCAGGTGCAGATCCTCGGTCGCCTCTGCGGGATCAATCTCGACGGCGCAAGCGCTGTCAAAAAGTCGATGGCGACGCTCGTCTGCGAGCGATTTGACCGCATCTCGAACGAGCAGGCGCAGCAAATCCTCGATATCGTGGAGAGTTGCAGTGCTAATCCATAACCCACACAACGACGACGAAGTCACCCTCGAAAACGATCCGACGACCCCGAAGACGGTCTGGAGGATTCACGCGCTCACGTTCAGCGAGAGGCGAGCAGTCGACCGGCGCGCCGGTCCTGCGCCTCTGCGTGCGCTCGCTGTCCACGGGCAGGTCCACCCGCCCCGAACAGACGCGCAGCTCGCGGCGCGGCGGCGCATGACCAAAACGGAGAAAGAAGCGGAGCAGGCGCAGCGGGTCGCAGAGGCGCAGGCGCGCCTCGATGCGCTCTCCGTGGGAGAGCGTGTCCTCTACGACAAAGCGGCGGACTGGTACGCAGACTACGATCTCGCAGTCTGCGTCTACGGCGTGGACGCTATCGACGGAGACGAGCAGATCAACGTCGAGTCCGCGCTGGAGTGCATGCGCCCAGTCGACGCAGTGCGGCTCGTACTTGGTGAGCTCGCAGGCAAAATCTCCGCGTTGTCGACGATCGACGATGAAAAAAAAGAGCCCTCGCCGTCTCCTGCTGGCTGAAGTTCCGCCCGGGGCCGCAGGCGTGGCGCTGCGACGATTGCAGACAGCAGCCCGCACTGTGGGCGCGCCGGGGCTACTGCGAGGAGCTCGCAGAGCCTGTCGAGAGCGAGATCGCAATCGGCGGCGATGCGCATCTGGGCGCCTTCAGCCGATGTCCTGCGGCTCTCGCCCGAGCGCACGCGAGCTTCGTCTCGGACGCCTTCGAGGCATACGCTGAGGCGAAGCGGTTCGGATTCCGGCCTGAGATCGAGCCCCAGTACCTGATCGAGATAGACAATCAGATTCTCGCGATCGAGGAGGCGGAGCGCCGGTACCGGGACAAGGTCGCGGCGGCTCAGCGCGCCGCCCAAAAATCGAGAAAGAGGTGATCCCGTGGCAGCAAAATTTTCGATTGAGCTCTCAGTGGACGGCTGGAGCGACGAGACGACGCCGAAATCCCTCGATGTCGAGATCAAGTTCCCCTCCCAACTGAAAACCCTCGCGAATAATTGGATGATCCAGAACGTGGTCGAGCGGACTCGCGGCGGGCGAGATATACACGGCGAACCCTTCGCCAAGCTCGCCGGAAGCGAGGAGCCGACCAACCTCACCCGATCCGGTGCGATGCTCGCAGGCGTGCGCCCAGCCAAGGGCAGCGACCTACAGGCGCGCGGCTATATCGCCGCAGTCGGGATCACGTGCGACCCGGGAGCAGGCGAGAGGTATCCGTGGATCGTCAACGCGGGCGTGAATCCTGAGGGATACAAGGCGAAGCGGCTCGCAGTGGTCGAGCGCATGATTGCGCGCAAAGAGGCCCGCTTGATCCGCAAAACAAACCAAGCGGCCCAGACGAACACGATGACCAAAAAATGGGAAAAATTGCAGGATACGATCGACGCGATCGAGGGCGATCTGCGCGAGCTCCGCAAACGAAAAGCCGAGATCGAAGGGAAAAAAATCAGGCCGCAGCCTCCGCGCGAGTGGTGGGGGCTCGACGAGAGCGCACGGGAGCGCGTCAACTCTGCGCTCTCCGTCTGGGTAAAATCGATCGTGGCGGGCTCTGTCGGGGTAGCCTGTCACCCGCTCAAAACCACGACCGAACAGGTCTACCAAGAGGCGAACGCTGCGTTCCGCGCAGCGTTTAACGGCGGCGGCGTGCCGCGAGAGGAGGCTCCGACGTGAACTCTGTCCCCCAGATTTTCGAGTTGAACCCCGGATTTTTTGTAGCGGAATCGATGCGGATCCCCTGCACGAAGAGCTCGAAGCTCTCGACCAAAGTCCCGCGGATGATCGTCCTGCACTGGACAGCTGCCCCCCTCCAGAAAACCGAGGAGGGCAACCTCGCGAGGATCAAGCGCTGGGCCGCGAATGCCGCCGACAAAAGCTCGACGCATTTCGTGATCATGCGGTCGGGTGCGCTCTATCAGATGGTTTCGACCGAGCGGGCAAGCTGGAACGCCGGGAAATCGAGTTGGGTCTGCGCAGACGGGACAGCGAGCTCGACCTCGGTCAATCTGTTCTCGATCGGGATCGACTTCGACAACGTGGGACCGCTCACCCTATCGAAGGGGAAGCTCTACGACTGCTACGGGGGAGAATTCGGCGGAGTGGCTCAAGAGGTCCCTCGGTGGAACGGCTACTCGTTTTTCGAGCAGATCACGCGGGAGCAGTTGTGGACGTGCCGCGTCCTCTGCGATGCTCTGCGTGCGCGGTACAATATCGCGCTCTCTGATATAGTGGGGCACCTGACC